GATCAATGCACTATGGGTCGTAATGCTTTATTATAAACATCATAATTTTTAGAATTGCAACGCACAAATTCAACAAATTTTTCATCAACACTTAATTCAACAGGCTCAAATCCTAACCAACAAGCCCAGTTTAACATGTGTTCATTCTTCGAAAGTATGCTCATTGTAATTGTTGGATGTACTTTTTCATACATATGAAGCAGGGATTTTGACATCTTAGCTGTAAGAACAACATTGTGTTCAAGATTATTTGCAAAGATAGTAAACATCTGAGGCGACTCTTCTGCATGAGAAAGCCCACCTATAAAACAAAGATTCCCATATTTATTTCTGCAAACATAAGATTCTGTCTCATTAAAAACATTAGTTAGTAATTGATGTACAGAATGATAACCAAAGTCTTTAATCTCTGCTTTATTAGAAGGGTGCATTATACTTGCAAATTCATCAATATGATAATCAAGCATAGGGGTAAGATAAGCCTTACCCCTTTCAATTATTCGTTTTTCATCCATTGTAGAGTTTTTGGAAACCATCATTAACTTCTTTTATAAAATCATCATTACGTCTTGCAGGATGCCAGTATCTTTCATCGGCCATCATTTCTCTTAATCCTGCTTCTGTAATTTGACCAGATGGTGTACCGTCACTTCCTAATGAAGAAGATTTGAGTTTTTCCATTATAAACTCAATGGTTTCTATACCTTCGGCAGTTTCAGTTAATCTTTCTACAGATTCCATATGTTGCTCAGGAAAGAATTGTTTTGAAAATAAAGCAGCAGCTTCTATTCTTGCACCTGCATTATCACCAAGTTTTTCAATTTCTGCATCAGTATCAATCATTTCACCTTGAGTAGCTTGCATTACTTTCTCAATACCTTCTGCAAATTCTTCCTGACTAAAGCCATAAGTATATGCATGGTTTGCCCACCAGTGCAAAACCTCACTATCTAAAGCACTTTCTTCGTCTATAAAATCAGGAAGCAGATAATCATCAACAGAATCTGGCCTGTCTTTAAAACTTTCAGCTTCAATTTCTTTTAGCAACTCAGCCCTGATATCATCATCTTTTGTTCCAAGTTTTGACTCAAGTTCTTTATAAGCCTTTGCTAAATCCTCACCTGTTTTATATTTTTCTGGCAACCACTCAGGACGTTCTTCTGTTTTAGTTTCCAAATCTTCTGCAACTACAAAGTCTCTTTCCTCTTGCGGTGGCAGTTCTGTTGCAGTTTCTGTTTCTTGAACTTCTTCACTCATTGTTTTTTACCTTATGTGATCTTTGAATATGACGCTCAATTAGGCCAACAAGATATCGTTGACCTTCTAAATGACGCAGTTCATCAGTAGAAATATTAGGACCACTTACCATTTCAATGGTTATACTACGCAAGTATTTAAGAACTTCTTGACCAGTAGGTTCAGAAAATAAAGAGCCAAAATTAAGGCTTATTCTATCTTCGTCTGTTTTCTTTCTTGCTATTCCGTCTAAACCAATGTGACTATTCTGCGGCAATAGGTGGTCCTGCTAATTGTTCCTGTTGTTGCATTTGTTGCATTTGCTGCATCATTGCAACTATCTCTCTACGCTCTTCTGCATCACGAATCAAGGTGTCAGGTACACCAAATTTTTTTGCAAGGTGAATTGCAGTCTCTTCTGAGTTAATTAATATGTTAGTGGTATCAGGTCCAAAGTAAGTATTTACAAGCTCAAGAAACCTAGAAACAGAAGTAATATCTTGATTAGACTGAGCCTGTGCTAATGGTGAAGAAGATCTTATTTTTACTTCTCTGCCATTAACAGTTGGCATTTGAATACGTCCTTGTTTCTTAAGAATGTATATTACTCTTTGTAATACTGGCTGCACTAACTCAGCTTGCAGTCTGCCAAAAGAAGAACCTATTCTGCGTGATAAATCTGCCATACGTTCTGCTACCTCAGTTGCAGATGCAGGAGTTCTATCTGGATTTCCTAGCATATCATTGTATAATGCGCGTTTTATATTAAGTCGCATATCACTTAAAACTAAATCAGCAACATCAAATCTTCCTGCTGATTGTATAGGTTGTAATCCACCAGATTGCGGAGACTTAGGTATTATAGTTCCAGGGACTAAATTAATTGTATCAGGATTAATAATTCCATCATCATCCATTTGATAAATACCAGAGATAGCCATTTGTGCGTTCTCTAATATAAGTGAGATAGTCAGGTTTGTGGTCTTGATAGCTGAGAGCGCATTAATCAATGGACCTCTGCCATATACTTCCCCTGCGCATTTTGACCAACGAAAACAAACAAAAGGATTAGATCCAACACCAGTAAATCGTTCTTCTTTGATATAAGTCTTAGTCAGCATATCTATTACATAATGAAAGTATGCTTCTTCATTTCTTTTACTATAATCTCTACAAACAAGCTCGAGTAATGTACATTTGCCTTCTGGGTCTCTTTTTGCTCTTTCTTCTACTTTTGAATCAAGCTTTGCATCAGGGTAAAGAATAGTAATTTCAGAGTTTCGTATGCCTTTACGTTCTCTAAATACATGATCTATCTTATCATCAGGACCAGTATCTAGAACAACATGCGGCAAAGGTATTGCTGAAAATGTAATAGGATTAACTGCATCACCTTCATCTACACAAAGAACACCAGTACCAACAGCTAGATCCATAAATGCTTCATGTACTTCCTGAGAAAAATTAGAGTTTTGTAATATCTCAAATACATATTCTGTAATTGTATCAAGGTCATTATCTACAATATCTCGTTCTTCTTTTGGAACTTCTGATCCTGCAATAAGATCTGCCCATCTTGCAAAGTTAGGAACTAAACCTGCTTGCAATCGAGATGCAAACTCTTGAACACCAACTACTGCGGTTTCATCAAAAATCTTATCATCTCTGCGTTGACCTGCCGTTTCATAATAAAATGATTCACGTTGCGGCAATGCAAACTCGTAACATTCTTCAAATAGATCTACAAAGTTTTGCCTATGAGCTTTGGCTTTTTCATATCGCTCAAGTTTTTGTTTTGAATCATGCATTATAAGAACCTACTATAGTAACCGATTCCACCAGTAGAACCAGTAATTAAAGATCTTCTGCCTGTTCCACTTCTGCGACCAGTTCCTGCCTGTCGAGTCTGAATATTAAGTTCTCTTTCAGTTCCAGATAAAACTCGTCTACCAGATCCGACTTCTTGTGTTCTTTCTAATCTTCTGCGTAACAAAGATTGCTTTTGTCTTGCTCGTTTTATTCTTTGCCTTTTAAGTTCTGCCTGTGCTAACTTTTCTTGTTCTGACATAGCATCTTCTGGATTTTGAGTATAAATACTTTCTGGTGTTACTGATGTACCACCAATAGTTCCACCTGATGCTGTTGTTATATCTGTATTACTATCAAATGTTCCGTCTGTTGTTACATCTGTATTAGTATCGGTATCCGTATCTGTAGAGGTAGTAGAAGTAGTAGTTGTTGTAGCGTCATCAGTAACCGTACTTTTTCTTTTTTTTCTTTTAGCTTTATTACGTTGCTGTACTTGATATGCAGTATTTCTAGCTTGCAAAGTTTCAAAACTTGCGGTCCCCGGTCGAGGTTCTGGCCTTACTGTACGTGTTGTTCCTCTTTGAGGTTTACCATCAACAATTTTTTTTGCTCTGGTTTTTTGAGCTTTTTTCTTTGGTGCACACATAACAAAACTCCTTGTTACCTATTGGTAAACACAAATCAAAACAAATTTCAACGCACAAGTGACCAAATGCTTGGTTTGTGTGTTGCGTTCTTAGGTTTTCTTTTAAATACATCGAAGTCCTTTTTAGCATGGATGACCTGTGAAGGCTTTTGATTTGACATCAAAGCACGCCCTTCTCCTGCTCCCAACATTAGATATTGTAGTGCATCGTGTATGTGAGAGTACATATTCTTATCAGGTTTATCTGCATATCTTTCGCCACTTACCTCCATACGCTTGTAAGCATAGCCACCTTCAAACCCTTTAATAAGTTGTTGGCATCTTCTATCTATTAAGAACGCAGGTTTACCTTCAACCATTTTATTAAGTTGCTGCGCCACTGACTCCAAGCGAAGATCCACAGAATTACTTGGGGCGGGAAATGCACGTAGACCAGCACCTCTAAGTATGTGAAAAGGGGTAGACTCGTCCGTTTGCGCCCTAAAATCCCCTGCTGGATCACCATATATATAGACATCGGAAGTTTGAGAAAAACGAGTAGCAATTTCATTTCTAAGTACCTCTGCAAATCTAACAATGCCCATATCAAAAGCAACTACTTCAGACTGTATAAGCCACCTGTTTCTTACTTTTTGACCTATAACAGCCGCAGGAGTAAGCCCAAAGTCAATGCCAATGTACAAAGAAAGACCTGCTGCTACTGGTATTTCTTCTTTAGCAATATGTGTTTCGCTTGCAAACATAGGATATACTGGCTTTCCGTCCTGTATTGTACCTAGCTTATTCATAACATAGACATCAATCCAAGACTTTGTTTTACCTTGAATAAGATTAGGATAGTATCCTTTCATCATATTCTTTTTGTTTTCTGCTACATCATTTGGGAAATAATCTTCTACTTCCCCATCTTCATTATACATTTCCTTCATTGCTGATGGTTGTGTAAAGAACTGCCAGTTATCAGGTTTGACTAACATCTTAGCCTGATCTCTAGGAATATGATCTGGTATAGGAACTTCACCGGACATAATTGGCCACCAATGATCTTCTTCTGGTGCGTTTGTATCTGCAATAACGCCTGTCCAACTTGGGCCACCATCACGCATAGAAGGATATCGACCAACCCTCATTGTGCAAGCATCAATAATACTTTTAGGAATCTCCCTTGCCTCATTTATCCAGATGCCTGTTAGTTCGAGGGACAGTAGTTTTTTAACATCTTCTGGACGATCAAGTGCAAGGAAGATTACCTCAAGGTC